TTGCCTATCTACCAACGTTTTATGAAGTACTACGGAACAATTCATGGACTTGTCAGCCAAGTTGCAGAATCTACAAAGTTAGACGAAGATACGTTGGCACATCAGGAGAAGCTACTTAAGATGTTGGAGGGGTGATGTATAACATTTCAGAGTTGCCTGGAACCATACGGGCGCAGATCAACGGGGCAAACCTCCCAATGAAAACCATTGGGTGGGAGTTCTCAGATATTGAGCCTTCCGACTCCCTAGAAAAGGTCAAGATGTGGGTAGAGATGGTCAAGTCTGGGAAGATCATTCAAGCAGCCGGAAATCCTAATTGCGGCCGTGGATTGCTCCTGGTAGGGGACCCAGGTCACGGAAAGACTACTCTCGCCTCTACGGCTCTCCAGGAGCTTATTAGGGGTATGTCTAGGGAGGCCTGGGGCCTTCCAGATTCGAACCCAAAGCGACCAGCCATGTTTATGGACTATCCCAAGCTTTTGAGGGTCCAGAAGACTCAGTGGTCTGATTTTGACGATAGCGTCGAAACTATGATCAATGGGATTTACGGAGAGGGCTCCAAAGAAAATAACGTTCGAACATTTGTTCTAGACGATTTGGGCAAGGAGCACAGAACTGCCACCGGTTGGGCAGAAAACACATTTGATGCTTTACTACGCTCTAGATTCAATGCTGGGTTTCCAACCATTGTAACTACAAATGTTCCATTAAAAAGTTGGGGTACGGTGTATGGCGAAGCTATGGGTAGTTTTGCATATGAAGCTTTCATTCCAATTGACATAATAGCTAAAGGAGATCGACGCAAATGAGGTTATCAATGAGTTACTGGAAAGCCATGCAACTGTTTCTATCAGAGACTGGTGTGCACGAAGTAGAGGTTAACTCTTCCTCTCTAAAGTTGCGCTGCAACTGCGGTGGGTTTAGTTTGCGTAAATCTTGCAAGCACATCCGCTTTGTTAAAAATCGTATGGACGATAATGACGGCGTGTACCCAACAGAGATTTCTAAAAAAGCTTCTAACTTAGAAGCAGTTATAGCAAATCAAGATCCAGAGTCCTTTAGAAAACTTTTAGTTACCTACGGCAAGATCGAAGTTTTGTAAAGATGCGTGGGGGCGACTTATCTAACGAAGTCCCTTTACGAATGGTGGTTACTTTAGATTGCATTTTAGATAAGCAACCTAAAGTTAAAAAAGTTCTGGGAATTCCTGTGTTTAGCGAAGAGTCTGTTTACAATAGACAGCAGTTGTCTTTTTTCTGGCGTCTTGCAGAAAAGCACAGCTACACCCTAGAATTGGTCGGGTTCGGTTACAGTCAAAAAGAGATGGATGAAGTTTTAGAGGATTTAGATAACCTCGGAACTAATCCGTTCAACTATGCGGTTGCTTACGAAGTAGTATCAGATTTGATTGCTGTTTTGCCTTACAGGCCAGAGCTTGTAGGAGTTGTTGATATTCCATCAAGAGGTCTAAGATACGGAAGCAAGTTTATAGATGTGGGGAGGCTATAGTGGCAGCAGATAATGAGTTGAGGTTATTGTCTCGTGCTGTTCGTACTCGAGATATTTCTCCACTACTAGAAGCCGGTGTAAACGACGATTGGTTTTTTGTTGATGAGAATAAACAAGTATGGAAGTTCTTACGTCAACACTGGACTAAATACCAAGAGGTTCCTACTGCTGTAACTGTTTTAGATAACTTTCCTACCTACCGTCTTCTTGCTGTAGACGACACTCTTGAATACTTAGTAGATCAACTTGTTGAGTACAGAAAACGTCAACACGCTATTACTGTTGTTCAAGATGCTTCTGAAGCTATTGCTACCGGGGATCACAACGCTGCCATTGCAGTACTTAGTCAAGGTGTTGCAAAACTACTTGATGAGGGCATCACTTCTTCAGGTGATATCGACCTAACAGATAACGCAACTAAACGTTTTGAAGATTACAACAACATAAAGACACGTCCTAACGGTTTGTTGGGATTTGCAACTGGATTTAAAACTATCGACGAAGCTACTGCAGGTTTACAACCAGGTCAGTTAGTTACAATTATTGCACCACCTAAAACAGGTAAGTCAGTACTTGCAATGCAGATGGCAGTCAACGTCCATAGAGACGGATTTGTGCCAATGTTCCAATCTTTTGAGATGACCAACTTAGAGCAGCAGCAGCGCCATGACTCTATGCGTGCTCGCATTGCTCACTCCCGACTCATTCGCGGGGCCCTGACCAAAGTTGAAGAAGAGCGTTATATGAAAGAACTTGAGACCATGGAGTCTATGCACAAGTTCTATCTAACCGACTCCGTATCTGCAATGACTGTTACTGGGCTTGCTGCAAAGATCGACAAGATCCGTCCTGACATTGTGTTTGTGGACGGCGTCTATTTGATGACCGATGAAGTAACGGGGGAGTCAAACAGTCCTCAAGCTCTTACCAACATCACTCGTAATTTAAAACACTTAGCTATGGCTAAGAAACTTCCTATTGTTATCTCTACTCAAGTTCTTTTATGGAAGATGAAGAAGCGCCAAGTATCTGCTGATGCAATCGGTTACTCATCATCTTTCTATCAAGACTCTGACGTTATCTTGGGACTTCAAAAACAAGATGAAGATGATGATACTTCCCGTGAACTACGTATTGTTGCAAGCCGTAACTGCGGACCGGCTACAAGTGATCTGCTATGGGACTGGGAAGAAGGGAAGTTTGAAGAGTATGGATCTCTATTCGGAATCAGCACCGTTTGATGGTACGCAGGCTTGCATATCTGTAGATCCGGAGATGTTCTTTCCAGAAGACTACGATGAGATTGGGGCGGCTGAGCGTGCAAAGGCTGTGTGCAAAGGCTGTCCGCTAACCTTAGACTGTCTTAAGTACGCCATGAGTGATGCTAGTCTTGACGGTATCTGGGGAGGCACCACTCCTCGTGAACGCAAAAACATGCGTCGACGAAAACGGGTACCTGTGTGAGCGTTGATTTAAGAAATAAAGAGTTTCCAACCCACGTATGCATTTGTGGATCAATGCTTTGGATTGTTAAGTGTATGTTCCAAGACTATGAGATATCTATGTACATGTTAGATATGGAATGCTTTTCGTGTGGAGCTTTGGCAACGGCACCAACTTTAGTTGACATGCCAGAGGATTACATTATGATGGATGACAGACCTAAGGAGGATTATGATGGGGAAGAAGAAGACCGAAGCTGAGTTACGTTTGCATGGTTACATGACGGTAGATGAGTTTGTAGATAAGTTTTCTGAAAGTTTACGAGGTTACATGTACTCTAACTGGCCTACATCAGCTGACGAACTACACCACCCAGAGGATCTAGCATCGAATGCCATTACCTATACCGAAATTATGTACCGAGTGATTGTAGACTTTTCATAGATGTACCGTGACGGCGACGTACAGCAAGCTTTGCTGCGTCTCGGCGTACTAACAGAACAACGTAACCGAGAGCTTCAAGGCTACTGCCCTATGCACTTAGAACGTGTTGGTAGGGAAGACCATAACCCTTCCTGGTCTATGAATTCTGAAACCGGTGTCCACCATTGCTTCTCCTGTGGATACAAAGGCACTCTCTTAACTCTTGTTGCTGAGGTTAAGGAGTTAAAGACTTCTTGGGACCGTTTAGACCTAGAGGCTGCTAAAGAGTGGCTGCGTGCAAACGTTGAGGTTGACTTTGAGCAGCTGAGCAAACAGTTAGAAGAGATGCGTGAATCTTATGTGTCTCTACCTAAACCTGTAGAGATGAGCGAGGCTCGTTTAGCAGTATTTGATACTCCACCTGACTGGGCACTACAAGCACGTCAGTTAACTTCACGTGCCTGCGATGAATATGGGGTCAAGTGGGACCGTCGTCAAGAGGCTTGGATTACCCCGATACGTAATGCAGAGACTGGAAACCTTATGGGGTGGCAAGAAAAGGGTCAAAGCAATAGGACCTTTAGAAACCGTCCCACCGGAGTTAAGAAATCTACCACTCTGTTTGGTTTGGATGTGTGGACTAGCACTACTATGGTCATAGTTGAGTCTCCTTTAGATGCTGTAAAACTTAGCTCTATGAAGTTGAGTCAAGGCATATCAACTTTTGGAGCAAGTGTCAGCGCCGAGCAAGTTGGGTTATTTCGTAAAGCTGAAAAGTTGATTTTTGCTTTTGATAACCCTAGTATTGATAAAGCAGGAGAAAAAGCGTCTAAAGAGATGTTTGCTCTTAGTAAAGAGTTGGGTTTTGAATGCTGGTTTTTTAACTATGCATCCACAGGGGTAAAAGACATAGGGGATATGACATATGAGCAAATCGAGTACGGCATCACAAAAGCTAAGCATTGCGTATTTGGGGAAAAATCAATCTACGGAGCTTGAGGCTCAAATTAGAGCAAAGATCTTTAATGAGATTGCTCATGTGAACGAGTTTTACCGAAATGGTTTGCCTAAGTCAGCTACTGCTATACTTGTTGAGGTAATGGCAATTATAAGGGGCAATTAATGGCTTGGTCATGGGTACTTGGAACTATAGGTGTTGCGGGCATTTACTTTGTTGGACGCAAGACTATTTGGGGTTGGATAGTTTTACTTTCTAACGAAGTTCTGTGGATTACCTATGCCCTTTTAACAAAACAATACGGGTTTATTTTTTCAGCTATCGCTTATGGAATAGTCTATGTTAAGTCCTTCTTACATTGGAGAAGAGACGAACAAGTATGACCTTTACCGGCACCCTTCTTCCATACCAACCAGAAGCTGTAGACGCTATGTGCGAACGCGGCAAAATGCTTGTTGCATACGACCTTGGCCTTGGCAAGACGGTTCTTACTATCGCAGCTATTGAGCGCCTTATGGATGAACAAAGGATCATGGAGCCCGGTATAGTTATCTGTTTGTCTAGCCTTAAATACCAGTGGGCAGACCAGATTAGGAAGTTTACTGATGGATCTTCAACACCTTTGGTTATTGACGGAACGCCGAAACAGCGATCTGAACAATATCAACAAGCCTTTGATTGGGGGCATACACTCGTTGATTACGTCATTATTAACTACGAGCAAGTTGTTAACGACTGGGAGTATGTACGACAGCTCCCTACAGGATTCGTTATCTGTGACGAAGCAACCGCTATCAAAAGTTTTAGATCCAAACGATCTCACCACGTAAAGAAGTTAAAAAGCAACTATAAATTTGCTCTTACTGGTACACCAGTAGAAAACGGAAAACCAGAAGAGCTTTACTCAATTATGCAGTTTGTAGACAATAGTCTTCTTGGAAGATTTGACTTGTTTGATCAAACTTTTATTGTTCGCAATCGTTTTGGTGGAGTAGAGCGTTATCGCAACCTACCTTTATTAAATAAAACGTTATCTACGGCTTGCGTGCGCAAACGTCAATCAGACCCAGATGTAGCTCCTTATTTACCTGAAACTATATTTGCTGAACCAATTTCTATTCAATTTGATTCTGCTAGCGCTAAGCTTTACAAAGGTATTGCTAATGAGATACTTAACGACTTAGATGAGGCTATGGCGTCGTACGGGGCAGGCTTTGACATCTTTAGTCACTATGGAAAAGAAAA